ATTGGTAGCCAAGAAGTACAAAGCTGCTGGCGGCGGGTATAAATAATGTTTAAATGGCTCTGGAGACTAATCGGTGGCACTAGCGAAATCACAACGCAGCCTCAAAGCGTGGGGCAAACAGGACTGGACAACCAAGTCGGGGAAAAAGTCGTCCGAAACAGGAGAGCGGTACCTACCAAAAAAAGCAATAGAAGCGTTAAGCCCACAGGAGTACGCAGCAACAACACGAGCAAAACGAGCAGGAAAAGCCCAGGGAAAGCAGTTCGTGCCCCAGCCGTCAAAGGTAAAAGCAAAAGTAAAACCGTACCGAAAGATTAAATAATGGCAACTACAGGTACTACGTCGTTTAATTTAGATGTAAATGATCTAATCGAAGAAGCATTTGAGCGGTGTGGTAAAGAGCTACGCTCTGGCTATGATTTTAGAACTGCCCGTAGATCTCTAAACCTACTAACTATTGAGTGGGCAAATAGAGGTTTAAACTTGTGGACGGTTGAGCAAGGCGTTATTCCTATGGTTACTGGACAAGCTATGTACCCTATTCCAAATGACACAATTGACTTGCTAGACATGGTAATTCGTACTAATAACAGTACCCTTAACCAAGTTGATATTAACATTAGCCGCATTTCAGAGCCTACCTACATGAGCATCCCGAATAAGTTAGCCCAGGGAAGGCCGATTCAGGTGTACGTTAACCGCCAGTCAGGACAAGAAAACCCAACAAGTAGCGTTGTAGCAGCTAATGTTTCTTCTATTGACACCACAATTACTTTAAATACTACGGATGGATTAGCTTCGGCTGGGTTTATCAAAATTAACGAAGAGACGATTAGCTACCCAAATATTAGTGGCAATCAGCTTTTAAACTGCGCCCGTGGACAGAACGGCACTACAGCAACGGCACATGCAGCAGCTTCTACAGTTATTAAACAAAACTTGCCTTGCATTAACGTCTGGCCCACCCCTAATTCTCCTGGCAATCAATACACATTTGTCTACTACCGTATGCGCCGAATTCAAGACGCTGGATCTGGTGTGTATGTACAGGATATTCCATTCCGCTTTATTCCTTGCATGGTCGCTGGGCTAGCTTATCAATTGGCTACGAAACTTCCTGAAGTAGATATGACCCGTATACCAATGCTTAAATCCGATTATGAAGAACAATTTATATTAGCGGCTCAAGAAGATAGGGAGAAAGCATCGGTTCGGTTTGTTCCACGAAACACGTTTTATTCTGGAAGTAGTTAATGCCTAATAAGTTTTCTTCTGGCAAGTTTGCAATTGCTGAATGTGATCGCTGTGATCAAAGGTATAAGCTTTCGCAACTAAAAACGCAGACAGTAAAGACAAAACCGTATAAAATTAAAGTTTGCCCAACTTGTTGGGATCCTGACCACCCTCAGCTGCAGTTAGGTATGTACCCAGTTAATGATCCACAGGCTGTAAGGGAACCAAGACCCGATGTAAGCTATATACAGTCTGGTACCAACGGGTTGCAGATTAATATTAACGGAGGAACTGGTCCAGATGGATTAGGAAGTCCAAAAATGGGTAGTAGAGTATTCCAGTGGGGTTGGAATCCTGTGGGCGGTGCGAGGTTGTTTGACAGTGTTTTAACGCCAAATGACTTGATAGGTAGCACACAACTTGGTACAGTAACGGTAAGCATAACTTAAGGAACATTATTATGACATTCAAATCAGGCGCCAATGGCGTAGAAACAAAAGGTAAAACTAAGGGTAAAAACCTTGGTGATTCAGGCCCAACTGTTGGCACCCAAAAAGGTGGCAAAGGTTCTAAGGGTGTAACCGGCGAAGCAATGCGTGCTGTAGGTCGTAACATGGCTCGTGCCAACAACCAAAAATAAGGTTAATCATGGCTAAATATTCTATGAAAAAAGCTGGTAAAGAAGTGGGCCCTGCTGAAGTATATGCAGAGCCACACACCATGTCTGGCAAGAAGATCACTACCGCAGAAGACGCTGTAGTCAAAAAAGGCAACGGCGTAGATAGCGTAAAGATGTCAGTTGGCAGCTTTTCTAAGGGCCAAAACGATGAAGTAAAAACATCCGGCATTAAGATTCGTGGTACTGGCGCAGCTACCAAAGGTGTAATGGCTAGAGGACCAATGGGCTAATGAACTACTCTGAACTTTTTACGCAAATTCAGACGTACACTGAGAATCAATTTCCAGATACGTTTGTGCAGGTAACTACTGGGGGCAGCCAGACTAACGTCAATGCTGTTACTCAAATTAATACCTTCATCATGCAGGCAGAGCGCCGTATATATAACACGGTGCAGATTCCTTCTTTGCGTAAAAACGTCACAGGTAACTGTAACTCTGGTAATAAGTATTTGGCTTGCCCTAATGATTACCTATCAACATTTTCATTAGCGGTTATTGACGTGGTTACTGGTGAGTATGAGTATTTACTTAACAAAGACGTTAACTATATCCGTCAAGCGTACCCAAGCCCTACAGTTACTGGTAAACCACGGCACTACGCCTTATTTGGCTCACGGTTAAATGACCCTAATGAACTTACTTTCATACTTGGGCCTACGCCCGACCTTGCCTATTCAGCAGAGCTTCACTACTTCTATTATCCTGAGTCCATTGTTACTACTGGTACTTCTTGGCTCGGTGACAATTACAGCCCTGCTTTGTTGTATGGCTCTCTTGTGGAAGCATATACGTACATGAAGGGTGAGACAGATATGCTACAAGCATATCAAGCTAAGTATAATGAAGCATTATCACAACTTAATCGTTTGGGAACCGGACTTGAGCGCGGTGACGCTTACAGGGATGGCCAAGCAAAAATCTCGGTCAATCCATAAATTTATTAGGAGCAAAAAATGGCAATTACTCAGGCAATGTGCGACTCGTTCAAGGTACAACTCCTTCAAGGCGCTCAAAATTTTAACGCACAGACATATAAAATTGCACTGTATGTTAGTTCTGCAACACTAAGCAACTCTACAACAGCCTATACTACTTCTGGTGAGGTGGCTGATGGCGGTGGATACAGCGCTGGTGGTAACACTCTAAGCCTTAGCTTAGCGCCAACAAATACGGGTAACGTAGCTTTCTTGTCATTTGCTAATAGTTCTTGGGCTAATGCAACCATTACGGCTGCTGGCGCTCTAATCTATAACAACACAAACGCTAACTCTGCAGTAGCGGCGTTAAGTTTTGGCGGAGATAAGACAAGTACTTCTGGTACGTTTACAGTGATTTTCCCAACTGCTGACGCTTCATCCGCTATTATTCGTATTGCTTAATTAAAAGCTATATATGGCTCTTGTATTAAAAGATAGGGTTAAGGAAAGTACTAGTACTTCGGGTACTGGTACGGTTGTCCTTTCTGGCGCTTCCCCAGGCTATCAGTCCTTTGCTGTAATTGGAGATGGTAATCAAACTTACTACACCATTGCGGGTGGTACATCATGGGAAGTTGGTATTGGTACGTACTACTCCGGTAACGTATCGCTATCTAGAGATACAATTCTTGCTTCAAGCAACTCTAATGCTGCTGTAGTTTTCTCTGGCACAAACGATGTATTTGTAACATATCCTGCTGAAGAAGCCGTATATGAGCTTGGTGGTAACGTCTATTCTAACGGCAGCTCAAACGTAGCTTTTGTAAGCATAAACGTATCAAATAACGCTAGTTTTAATAACGTAACCATTACCAATGGTACGATTAGTGCGGTTCCAAATACTGCTACGTCTATTGTTAACAAGACTTATGTTGATAGCATTGTGGCGTCAGGCGTCCATTTTCACCAGCCAGTTCGAGTTGAATCTCCAACAGCGCTAGTTGCGGTATATAACCAGCCAAACGGTGCTGGCAATGGTGTAGGCGCCACCTTAACAAACGGCGGTGCAAACGTATCCCTTGTTGTTGACGGCATATCTGTAGCAAATACCAACCGAGTTCTCATCTATACCCAAGCCAACGCCGTGCAAAACGGTGTATATGTTGTTTCAGATGTTGGTTCTAACACAACTAGCTGGGTTTTGACTCGCTCAGATGATACTAATACCTACGGATTTGATAGCCCAGAAGCATTAAGTGAAGGCTCTACGTTCTTTGTTCAAGAGGGCGATACGGGCGCAGGCGAGACGTATACCTGTAATACGCCGGGTGTTATTACATTTGGCACAACAGAAATTACGTTTACTCAGATTAGTTCTGCTCAGATTTATTCTGCAGGAACAGGTTTAGACCTTGACGGAACCACATTTAGTGTATCGAATACTGCGGTAACGGCTGGAACTTATGGAAATGCTGGTAACGTAGCGACAATTACAGTCAACGCCCAAGGCCAATTAACAAACGTAGTAAGCACACCAATCGTTGTTTCTAATAGCTCTATTACTGGTTTAGGCACAATGTCTATCCAGAACGCTAACAATGTAGCTATTACTGGTGGCGCAATTAACGGGACATTAATTGGTAATGCAACACCATCTTCCGGTGCGTTTACTACGCTAGCCGCAAGCTCAAACGTATCTGGCGTAGGCTTCTCAAACTACTTAAACAACCCACCATCTATTGGCGGTGTAACTCCTAACACTGGCGCATTTACTACACTGCAAGGTACAAACGTAACTGCACTAACTGGGTTTATTGGTAACGGCGCAGCTATCTCAAGTATTAATGGTGCTAACGTATCTACTGGTATCAACGCATCAAATGTAACTACAGGCACTTTGGCCGTAACTCAGGGTGGTACTGGGCTTGGTAATCTAGCCGCTGGTTATGTAGTCCTCGGTAACAATACTTCTCAAGTTGTAATGCTTGCTCCAGGAACTGCTGGTAATGTAATTACTTCAGATG